TCAGGGACTTTTTAGTATACCCATCACAATTGATGGTGAATTAGAAGTTGATGGGGTACTTGTAGAAGTATGAATTCAAAAAAGATAAATACGAGTAATAGGATAATTTATGTCATTAATTTTAAAACAAGAAAACGCTAACTCAGTACCAACACCGTCAGCTGGAAAAGGTACAGTATTCCTTAATGGATCTGATCAACTAACAATTAAAGACAGTGCTGGCAACAGCACTTCAATACCTACTTTCACAGCTACTGGAAATACAAGTGTATTTTTCAATGATGCTGGTACGTTGGGACAAGATGCTACCTTAACGTTTAATAAAACAACAGATTTGTTGACAGTTGCAAATTTAACGGTAACTCAAACATTGATTGCTGGAGATATTGCAGTTTCTAGTATTGCAAACGGAACAAGTAATGTTGATATTGTTGGCGTAAGTGGTAATGTAACAACAAGTGTAGCAGGTGTAGCTAACGTATTAGTAGTAACATCGACCGGAGCAAATATTGCCGGTACATTGAATGCTACTGGAAACGCTAATGTAGGTAACTTGGGTGCTACTGGTATTGTAGCAACAACTCTAGCTGGTTCTCTAACTACTAATTCACAGTCAAATATTACTAGTGTTGGTACACTAACAAGTCTTGCTGTTACTGGTAATAGTTCAGCAGGTAATCTATCGACCGGCGGTGTGTTAAGTGCAACTGGTAATGTAATAGGCGGTAACTTAACTACAGGTGGAGCACTAAGTGTAACCGGTAATGCCAACGTAGGTAACTTAGGTACTGCTGGATTGATAACAGCTACAGGTAATGTAACTGGTGGTAATTTAACTACAGGTGGTTTAGTAAGTGGAGCTACACTAAGTGTTTCCGGTACAAGTAACCTAGGTCCTATTGCTAATGTAACTATCACAGGCGGCACTAGTGGTCAAATTATTCAAACAAATGGTTCAGGTGGCTTATCATTTGCAACTATCAGTACATCTGGTGTTTCTAATGGTACATCAAGTGTAACTATCCCTACAGTAAATGGTAACATTAATCTTACGTCAGCCGGCAATACAACAATGGTTGTTACTGGCACCGGGGCAAACGTTACGGGCACAGCTAATGTTTCTGGTAATCTAGTTGCCGGTAATTTAAGTACAGGTGGTATAGTTACCGCTACTGGTAATGTTACGGGTGGCAACTTAACTACAGGTGGAGCACTAAGTGTGACCGGCAATGCCAACGTAGGTAATTTAGGTACTGCTGGATTGATAACAGCTACAGGTAATGTAACTGGTGGTAACATTATAACAGGTGGTGTCGTATCTGCAACAGGAAATGTTACCGGCGCAAATATTAATACTGCCGGAGCAGTAACAGCAAGTACACTAGTATCTAACGTTGCAACAGGAACAGCACCATTAACAGTAACAAGTACAACACGTGTTGCAAACTTGAATGTTAACTACGCAAACGTTGCGGACAATATCAATGTAGCAGCCGGTACAGGTAACAACTTCCTTATATTTGCAAATGCGGCTACAGGTAACGTAGCAGAAATAACAAGCACGGGATTAACTGCTAACCTATCAAATAACTCTATCACAGCAACAACATTTGTTGGTGCACTAAGTGGTGCGGCAACAAGTGCTACAACTGCGGGTACAGTTACAACTGCGGCCCAACCAAATATAACAAGTACAGGTACACTAACAAGTGTTAGTGTTTCTGGTAATGCTAATATTGGCAATGTGGGTACAACTGGTGTATTTGCAACAACATTAAGTGCTACTGGTAATGCGAACGTTGGTAACATTGGAGCAACAGGTGGTGTATTTACAACTGTAACAGGTACATTAACAACAGCAAGTCAGCCAAATATCACATCGCTTGGTACACTAACAAGTGCAAGCATATCAGGTAATGCTAATATTGGTAATATTGGTACTGCTGGTTTAATCACAGCTACTGGTAATCTTGGTGCTGGCAATATTATTACAGGTGGTGTAGTATCTGCTACAGGCAATATCACTGGTGGTAACTTAGTAACAGCCGGTATATTAAGTGTTACTGGTACAGGTGTAAGTAGTATTGCTGGTAACCTAGATATGACTAGCAATACGATTACCAATCTTGCTACTCCAACTAACGCTACTGATGCGGCAACCAAACAATATGTCGATGATGTTGCACAAGGATTGAACATACACGATAGTTGTAATGCAGCCACAACGGGTACATTGGCAACAATTTCAGGTGGTACTGTAACTTATAATAACGGTACATCAGGTGTTGGTGCTACATTAACAACAACTGGAACATACACAACTATTGACGGTGTAACACTAGCAGATGGTATGCGTATTCTTGTTAAAAACGAGGCGACTACTGCAAATAACGGTATCTATGTAAGAACAAGTGCAACAGTGTTGACACGTGCCGCAGACTTTAATACTCCAACAGAAATGGAAGGCGGTGACTTCACATTCGTCACTGCAGGAACATTATATGATAACACTGGTTGGGTAATGACTGATCCGGTAACTACAGTTGGAACAAGCCCGGTTATTTGGGTACAGTTCAGTGGTGCAGGTACATATACTGCTGGTACAGGATTAACATTAACAGGTAGTGTATTCAGTGTTAACGTAGCACAACCTACTATTACATCAACAGGTACATTAACAAGTTTATCAGTTTCTGGTAACGCTAACGTAGGTAATATTGGCGGGGCAGCCGGTGTATTCACAACTGTAACAGGTTCATTGGTAACGGCAGCACAACCTAATATTACAAGTTTAGGTACAATAACATCATTATCAATTTCAGGTAACGCTAACATTGGTAACATTGGTACAGGTGGTTTTATAACTGCTACAGGTAATATTGGTGGCGGTAATATCAACACAGCCGGACTAGTATCTGCAACAGGTAATGGTACATTTGGTAATTTAAATACAGCCGGTACAGGAACAGCATCACGATTTATATCTAACGTAGCTGACGGAACTGCCCCATTAACAGTAACAAGTACAACACGTGTTTCTAACTTAAACGTTGCGTATGCTAACGTTGCTGATAATATTAATGTAGCAGCCGGTACAGGAAATAACTTTATTATCTTTGCAAGTGCGGCAACAGGTAACGTAGCAGAAATAACAAGCACAGGACTCACTGCTAACTTGTCAAATAACTCTATTACCGCAACAACATTTGTTGGTGCCCTATCTGGTGCAGCCACAAGTGCGACAACTGCTGGTACAGTAACTACTGCGGCACAGCCCAACATCACTTCAGTTGGTACTTTAAGTTCATTAGCGGTAACTGGTAATCTATCTTCGGGTAACGCTAACTTAGGTAATGCCGCAAGGGCTAATTTCTTCATTGGTGATGGTAGTTTACTAACTAATATCCCAATTGGCACATCTCTTTCAAACGGTAACTCAAACGTAAGTATTCCTGCCGCAAACGGTAACGTCAACATCAGTAGTGCAGGTAATGCAAATATTGCAATAGTCACTGGTACTGGCGTTAACGTAGCCGGTACATTGAATGCTACTGGTAACGCTAACGTTGGCAATATTGGTGCAACAAATGGTGTATTCACTAATGTATCAGGTAATGGTTCATCATTAAGTTCAATCACAGGCGCCAATGTTACTGGTGCAGTAGCATTTGCAACAACCGCTAATGCAGTAGCAGGTGGTAATGTTTCTGGTCAAGTAGCAAATGCACTTGTAGCAGGTACAGTAACAACTGCGGCACAACCAAACATTACATCAGTTGGTACTTTAAGTTCATTAGCTGTAACAGGAAACGCAAGTGCAGGAAACTTAAATACTGCTGGTGCTGTAGTAGCAAGTACACTAACATCAAATATTGCAACTGGTACTGCTCCATTAACAGTCACTTCAACTACACGTGTTGCTAACTTGAATGTTGCACAAGCGAATCTTGCTGACTTTATTAGTGTAGCAGCCGGAACAGGTAACAACTTCCTTATCTTTGCAAATGCGGCAACCGGAAATATAGCAGAACTAACAAGTACGGGTTTAACTGCTAACCTATCAAATAACTCTATCACAGCAACAACCTTTGTTGGTGCATTAAGTGGTGCCGCAACAAGTGCAACTACAGCCGGTACAGTAACAACGGCAGCGCAGCCAAACATCACTTCAGTTGGCACACTAAGTGCATTGGCTGTAACCGGTAATACTACATCAGGTAATGTTTATGCTAATAGTGGTACTATTGGGGCTTCATTACTAACTGGTACATTAACAACTGCGGCTCAACCTAACATAACAAGTACTGGTACACTAACAAGTTTAGCGGTAACTGGTAACATCAGTGGTGCTAATTTAACAGGTACACATTATGGCGCGGCTACTGGCTTAACAGGCATTCCAGGTGCTAACGTAACAGGTACTGTGCCATTAGCTACTAGTGCAACTACAGCAGGTACTGTAACAACTGCGGCTCAACCAAATATTACGTCTGTTGGTACATTAAGTGCTTTATCAGTTACTGGTAATATCAGTGCAGGTAATGTAAGTGCAACAACATTTACTGGTGCACTAAGTGGTGCGGCAACTACAGCAGGTACTGTAACAACTGCGGCTCAACCAAATATTACGTCTGTCGGTACATTAAGTGCATTAGCTGTAACTGGTAATACTACATCAGGTAATGTTTATGCTAACTCAGGTACAATTGGTGCCTCGTTACTAACAGGTACATTAACAACTGCGGCTCAACCAAACATCACTTCAGTAGGAACACTAACAAGTGCTACTGTTACCGGTAACGTTGCAGCCGGTAACTTAACAACAACTGGTGTACTTAGTGTAACAGGTACAGGCGTAAGCAGTATTGCTGGCAATTTGGATATGACTAGTAATACCATTATCAATCTTGCTACACCAACTAACTCATCTGATGCCGCAACAAAACAATATGTTGATGATGTTGCACAGGGCTTGAATATTCATCCTTCTTGTAACGCAGCCACTCAAACTACATTGGCAACTATCTCCGGCGGAACAGTAACTTATAATAATGGTACAGCTGGCGTAGGTGCAACACTAACAACTACTGGTTCATATACCACTATTGATGGTGTCACACTATCAAACGGAATGCGTATTCTTGTTAAGAACGAAGCAACTACTGCAAATAATGGTATCTACGTAAGAACAAGCTCAACTGTGTTGACACGTGCTACTGACTTTGATACGGCTGCCGAAATTGCAGGCGGTGATTTCACCTTCGTCACTGCGGGTACATTATACAACTCAACCGGTTGGGTGCAAATTGACGAAGTTACTACAGTTGGAACAGATCCAATAGTTTGGGAGCAGTTCTCAGGTGCAGGAACCTATCAAGCAGGCACTGGTTTAACATTAACTGGTTCTACTTTCAGTGTAAATGCAAGCCAGACACAGGTTACCGCTGTCGGTACGCTAACTGGTTTAAACTCAAGTGGTACTATTACTGCACCAGCATTTACAGCTAACACAGGTGTGTTTACAGGTAATGGTAGTGGATTGAGTGCTATCGCAGGTGCTAACGTAACCGGTACTGTAAGTAGTGCGACAACAGCCGGCACTGTAACAACTGCGGCGCAACCTAATATCACTTCAGTAAGTACTTCATTTAGTGGATTGACTTTTGTAGCAAATGCACAAATTACAATGTCAGGCGCTGGATCACAGATTTCTGGAGTTAACTTAGTAAGTGCTAACTCCTTCTCAGGTAATGGGTCATCAATAACTGGAATAAACGCATCTAGTATTGCAAGTGGTACATTAGCACAAGCAAGACTTGCAAACAGTACGTTAACATTAGGTAACACTACTTTAACATTGGGTGGTACAACTACTACTGTGGCAGGTTTATCTAGTGTTACATCTACTACGTTTGTCGGTGCATTGACTGGAGCCGCAACAACTGCAGGTACAGTAACAACTGCGGCTCAGCCAAACATTACAAGTACAGGTACATTAACAAGTGTTAGTGTATCAGGTAATGCAAACATAGGTAACATCGGCACAGGTGGTTTAATAACTGCTACAGGTAATTTGAATGCAGGTAATATTATTACAGGTGGTATCGTATCTGCAACAGGTAATATTACTGCTAACTTTTTCATTGGTAATGGTAGTCAATTAACCGGACTAAACACAGCAGGTATATCAAATGGCAACAGTAATGTTAATATTCCAAGTGCTAATGGTAATGTCAATATTTCAGCCGTAGGTAATGCAAATATTGCAGTAGTAACAGGAACTGGCGTAAACGTTGCTGGAACATTGAATGTTACCGGTACTGTAACAGTAGGTAATATTATATCAAGTGGTACAGGTGGTAACATCTCCGGTGCTAACGTAATATCAGCTAACACCTTAATTGCTAGTGGTAACGGTACATTTGGTAATATCAACACATCTGGAGCAGTAACAGCAAGTACGCTAGTATCGAACGTAACAACTGGCACTGCCCCATTAACAGTAACAAGTACAACACGTGTTGCAAACTTAAACGTTAATTATGCTAACGTAGCAGACTTCATTAGTGTAGCGGCTGGTACAGGTAATAACTTTATTATCTTTGCAAATGCGGCATCTGGTAACATAACAGAACTAACAAGTACAGGTTTAATTGCAAACCTATCAAATAACTCTATTACAGCAACTACATTTGTTGGTGCATTAAGTGGTGCCGCAACAAGTGCGACAACTGCAGGTACAGTAACAACTGCGGCTCAACCAAATATCACAAGTGTTGGTACATTAACTAGTTTGGGTGTAAGTGGTACTATTACTGCACCGGCCTTTACTGCAAACACAGGTGTATTCACAGGTAATGGTAGTGGATTGAGTGCAATAGCAGGTGCTAACGTAACTGGTGCAGTATCATTTGCATCAACAGCAAACGCAGTAGCAGGTGGTAATGTTTCTGGTCAAGTAGCAAATGCACTTGTAGCAGGTACTGTCTATACGGCAGCACAGCCCAACATCACTTCAGTTGGTACACTATCAAGTTTAGCTGTAACTGGTAACGCAAGCGCAGGTAATTTAAACACAGCAGGAGCAGTAGTAGCAAGTACATTAACTTCAAACATAGCTACTGGAACAGCACCTTTAACAGTAACAAGTACAACACGTGTTAGTAACTTAAACGTTGCGTATGCGAACGTTGCTGATAATATTAATGTATCTGCTGGAACAGGAAATAATTTCTTAATTTTTGCAAACGCGGCAACAGGTAATGTAGCAGAAATAACAAGTACTGGCTTAACTGCTAACCTATCAAACAACTCTATAACAGCAACAACATTTGTAGGTGCTTTATCGGGCGCGGCAACAAGTGCGACAACTGCTGGTACAGTAACTACTGCGGCTCAACCAAATATAACAAGTACAGGTACACTAACTGGTTTAGGAGTTAATGGCACAATCACCGGCGTAAACATCACAGCAAACACAGGTGTGTTTACGGGAAATGGTAGTGGTTTATCACAACTAGCAGGCGGCAATGTAACTGGTCAAGTTGGTAATGCATTAGTTGCCGGCACTGTATACACAGCGGCTCAGCCAAACATTACTTCAGTTGGCACATTAACAAGTGTAGCGGTTACAGGTAATGCTACAGCAGGTAATGTTTATGCTAATTCAGGTACAATTGGTGCCTCATTACTAACAGGTACATTAACAACGGCGGCACAGCCTAACGTAACAAGTACTGGTACACTAACTTCATTGGCAGTAACTGGTAATATTGCAGCCGGCAACTTGACAACAACTGGTATATTAAGTGTTACTGGTACTGGTGTGAGTAGTATTGCTGGTAACCTAGATATGACTAGCAATACGATTACCAATCTTGCTACTCCAACTAACTCATCTGATGCGGCAACTAAGCAATATGTCGATGATGTTGCACAGGGCTTGAATATTCATCCTTCTTGTAACGCGGCTACAACTACCACTCTTGCGTCTATATCAGGCGGCACGGTAACTTATAATAATGGTACAGCTGGTGTAGGTGCAACACTAACAACTACTGGTTCATACACAACTATTGACGGTGTTACATTGTCAAATGGTATGCGTATTTTAGTTAAGAATGAAGCAACTACTGCAAATAATGGTATCTATGTAAGAACAAGTTCAACAGTATTAACACGTGCAGATGACTTTAATACTGCTGTTGAAATTGCAGGTGGTGACTTTACCTTCGTTACTGCGGGTACACTATACAACTCAACTGGTTGGGTGCAAATTGATGATGTTACTACAGTTGGAACAGATCCGATTGTATGGGAGCAGTTCTCGGGTGCTGGTACATACCAAGCTGGTACAGGATTAACATTAACCGGCACTACATTTAGTGTCAATGAATCACAAACGCAAATTACAAGTGTAGGTACACTAACTGGATTAGGTGTAAACGGCACAATCACTGGTGTAAACATTACAGCAAACACTGGTGTCTTTACTGGTAATGGTAGTGGATTAAGTGCTATCGCAGGTGCTAACGTAACTGGCACAGTAAGTAGCGCAACTACAGCAGGTACAGTAACAACAAATGCACAACCAAATATCACAAGTGTTGGTACATTAACATCATTGAGTGTAACAGGTAACGTTAGTGCAGGTAATGTAAGTGGTACTCTATTAACAGGTACATTAACAACAGCCGCACAACCTAACGTAACATCATTGGGTATACTAACAGGTTTGGGTGTTAATGGAACTGTAACCGCAGCGGCATTTACTGCAAACACAGGTATATTTACTGGTAATGGTAGTGCATTAACTGCACTAAATGCAAGCAATATATCAAGTGGTACATTGGCACAAGCTAGATTGGCAAACGCCTCAGTTACATTAGGTAGCACAGCACTTACATTAGGTAGCACTGTAACAACTGTTGCTGGTTTATCTAGTGTAACTAGTACAACATTCGTTGGTGCATTGACCGGAGCTGCTACAACTGCCGGTACAGTAACAACAAATGCACAACCAAACATCACAAGTGTTGGTACATTAACCAGTTTATCAGTAACCGGTAACGTTACTGCTGGTAACTTAATTGCAGGTAGTGGAACAGGTGGAAACATTACTGGTGCTAACTTAGTATCAGCTAACTTCTTTACAGGTACATTAACAACGGCAGCACAACCAAACATCACTAGTGTTGGGTCATTATCATCATTGACCGTAACTGGTAACGCTTCAGCAGGTAATTTAAACACAGCAGGTGCAGTTGTCGCAAGCACATTAACAAGTAATGTAACAACTGGTACTGCTCCATTAACAGTATCAAGTACAACACGTGTTGGTAACTTGAATGTTGCATATGCTAACGTTAGTGATTTTATTAGCGTAACCGCCGGATCAGGAAATAACTTTATTATCTTTGCAAATGCGGCATCTGGTAACATAACAGAACTAACAAGTACAGGTTTAATTGCAAACCTATCAAATAACTCTATTACAGCAACTACATTTGTTGGTGCATTAAGTGGCGCGGCCACTAGTGCTACTACCGCAGGAACTGTAACAACTGCGGCTCAACCAAATATAACAAGTGTTGGTACTCTTACATCATTGGGTGTAAGTGGTACTATTACTGCATCGGCATTTACAGCTAACACAGGTGTGTTTACAGGTAATGGTTCAGGATTGAGTGCTATCGCAGGCGCTAACGTAACAGGTACTGTGCCATTAGCTACTAGTGCAACTACAGCAGGTACTGTAACAACTGCGGCTCAACCAAATATAACAAGTGTTGGTACTCTCACTGGACTAACTTCAAGTGGTGCAATAAGCATTACTAATAGTACGGCAGCAACAAGCAGAACTACTGGTGCATTAATTGTTACAGGTGGTATTGGCGCAAGTGCAAATAGCTTTGTTACGAACTTAAATGTTGCAAGTAATATTGCTTACGTCTCACCTAACGGTGCAAACACTATCAACAGTCAGATGTTGAACGGTGGAACACTTGCATGGAGTGGTAACGCAGGACAGTTGTTCAGTATTACTGATAGCATGTCTGGAAATATATTCTCAGTCAACGATGTATCTGGTATACCAATGATTGCAGTTGATGCGGGCGGTAATATCTACTTTGCCGCAAGTGGTGGATTTGTAGCATATGGTGTAACTACTGGTATTACTGCCGCAGGCTCTACGCAAGGTACTGCTACAGCATTGACAAGACCAATCAACGTAGTAAGTAGTGTAAGTGCAAGCACTGGCGTTATTTTACCAGCTACAGTCGCAGGTATGAGAATACTTATATTCAATACTAGCGGAACAGCAGTAAACGTGTACCCAGCTAGTGGCGGCGCAATCAATGCATTATCAACTAATGCGGCATATTCGTTACCACCGAGTGGCCGATTAGAATTTGTTGCAGTAACAACTACACAATGGTATACTCTAAACGCAACTTATGCGTAATTAGGAGTATGAATTGTCAATTGCTTACAATTCAAGCATAGTAACTTCGGGGTTAGTCTTCTACGTAGATGCATCTAACCCTAGAAGTACATATAATTCTTCTTACTGGATTGATATATCCGGGTCTAATACGGTTTTGACAAAAAACGGCACACCCGCATTGACTACATTAGGCAACGCAAGTTGTTATAGATTTACTACTGCTGGCCAGTCATTCACTGGTACTTTCTTAGGAACACAACCTACTACTGATATGACCATTGAAACATGGATATATCCTGAAGCAGAAGTGCAAGCAGATGATAGAGGGTGTTTATTATTAATGTACGGTGGACAAGGTGGTTATATGAGTTGGAATAAATCATCATTACAACTGAGTAATTATTGGTATAGCCATCCATCAGATGGATATTGGGAAACAGGAGCCTCAGTTTCACGCAATACATGGAATAGTTTCACCGCTGTATGGAATAATTCGGCTTCTTCAATCTATCAATGGACTAATGGAACAAAAACAACAGGGTCACCTACTGTAGGTAATGCCGCAACTGGTGCCGGCATGACTATTGGACAAGAAGGTTCAGGACGACAGTTTGCAGGTGGCATGGCGTTTATGCGAGTATACAATCGTGCGCTATCAGATAATGAAGTAACTCAAAACTACAATGCTGTTAGAGGGAGATTTGGAAGATGACCATAAGTTATAATTCAAGCATAGTAACTTCGGGGTTAGGCATGTGTTTAGATGCAGGTAATCCCCGTAGTTATCCTGGCTCCGGGACATTATGGAATGATGTGAGTGGAAACAATAAAACCGGCACATTAGTCAACGGACCATCATATAATTCAAGCAATGGTGGTAGTTTTGTGTTTGACGGTGTAGACGATTATGTAAATGTTAATAATTTTAACGTTAGTCATGGAACGAGTAACTTTACATATTCATGCTGGGCCTATTTGTCAGGTAAACCATCATTGGGAACAATATTTGAGAACGGATCTTGGACAAACTGTATTTTAATAAGATTTGAAGGAAGTGGCATTACAATTTACTCAATGGGTTCATATTACGGATTCTTCAGTTGGAATCCTTCATTAAGTGTTTGGAATCATCTAACATGGGTGAGAGATGGTAATAACATATTGTTTTATATAAACGGGGTATATTCACAAGTTCTAGCGTTTGGTACTAGTGTGAATATAATTCCATCACCTGGTAATTTATTTATAGGTACCTCACAACATGCGATATCTCAATGTTTCAATGGTAGGCTAAATTTAACTACAGTGTATACTTCTGCTCTTAGCCCATCACAAATAGAACAGAATTTTAACGCAAGTCGCGGGAGATACGGAATATGATAAACTACAATTACAATATTCCTACTTCAGGTTTAGTACAATGTGTGGATGCCGCTAACCCCCGCAGTTATCCTGGATCAGGAGCTACATGGTTTGATGTTACTGGGAATGGTCACCACATCACATTAGGGGCAGGGGTAACCTACCAAAGTGGTGTAGGTAGAGGGGTGTTGCAATTTGCAAAAGATGCTACTGGTTATGGTACTAATTCTACATTGAATTTGTCCGCTAGTAATAATACAGTTATTTCGTTTGTTAGAAAATTAGTAGACGGAGATTCCGGAAGAACAATAACTGCATTGAATAATAATTGGCTTATGGCTCATCACGATACTACATATGGTGATTATTATGCTGAAGGTTGGGTCAATGATGTAGGCAGTCCAACATCTGACACTATATGGAGAATGTTTACTGCCACTGGAAATGTTAGTACTGACACATGGGCAACTTATGCAAATGAAACATTGTTAGCAAGTAATAGTAACGGTAGTCAAGGACCAAATGGTTGGAATTTAAATAATCAATATGGACAAAACTCTACTTGTCAAATTGCAAATTTATTAGTATGGAATAGAGTTCTAACGACAGTAGAAATCTCACAAGTATTCAACGCATACCGTGGGAGATTTGGTATATGAGTGTTGTAGCAAATCCTAATATTGTTACATCAGGTCTAATATTATGTTTAGACGCTGCTAATCCAAAATCTTATCCCGGTACCGGAACATCTTGGTTTGATGTAAGTGGTAACAAAGCACTTGGAACTCTCACTAATGGCGTCAGTTATAATAGTACTAATTTAGGTATACTTACCTTTGACGGAGTGGATGACAGGGTCAATGTTGTAAATACTATTCCGCCTTTAAGTAATTTAACTATTGAATTATTTTTACAAACATCAGTGGTTGACGGTACACAGAATATATTTTTGGATCAATTTTTTAGTTTAAGATATGAAATTAGCGGTAATAAATTTAACATACACTTAGGAAATGGTTCGGCATGGGCTTATACGACACTTCTCAGCACCACTACTGTTGTTGCAAATACCTGGTATCAAACAGCTTGGACTTGGAATGGATCAACCGCGGTTATGTATGTGAATGGCGTGGCAGAAAATTCATTATCTAGTGGAGCAGCCTCATCTACAACTGGAAATATAACATTAGGACAACACACCCCCGACACAGCTTATGCTTGGGCAGGCAGTATGGGAAGTGTAAAAATTTACAACACCGCATTGACCTCTGATCAGGTATTGCAAAACTTCAACGCAACTCGCGGGAGATTTGGTATATGATAAACTACAATCCTAGCATTGTGACAACTGGTTTGACTGTATTACTAGATTCCACTAACCCTAGAAGCTATCCCGGCACCGGTAACATTTGGTATGATATTAGTGGAAATAATAATCACGGTACTATGACTAATTTTACTGGACCGTCAGCTGGAAGTACAAGTGGTTATGATACTAATACTAAATGGATGATGTTTGATAGACATTTAGGAGGATCAGATGCAACGGTTAACAATGTTGTTAATATAACAAACAGTCCCACACTACAAGATTGTGTGTGTCAAAACGGCATGACTGTTTCGATGTGGTTAAAAATAACTACTGCCGTGTGTACTGCAATGACTAAAATGGATGGCGCTTGGGAAATTTATTACTGTTCTCCGTTAGTGTTTAGAACTCAGGGTACCGGCGGCAATGATGGAACAACATCATATAATAGTTCGACATATGTAGATGTTTGGACAAACATAGTTGCTACTCATGACGGAACAACACGAAAAATGTACTTTAATGGTGTTGAAATATATAGTGACGCTAACCCAGTAACTAGTCAAACGATAACTAATCCAGTAGCTATAGGCGGTTACTCTAGTGGCGTTTATGCTGTGATTGGTGCTCTGCCTTATTATAGTTTGTACAATAGAGCTATAACTTCAACTGAAGTGTTGCAAAACTTTAATGCTATTAGAGGACGTTTTGGTATCTAATTCTTCAAAATATTAAGCAGGGACATAAGCATAAATACTAGTTAAGGGGAATAATTATGCAATTAAATGAGATTAATGGATTGACTTATGTTATACTAAGTGTAACTGAAATATCACAATTAGATTTTTCACAAATAGAACAAACGTCAGAAGAAACACTAAGGCGTAGTGTAGATGATACACAAACAATTGTTAAATGGATAACTGATGCGGGTGTGCCTAGTTGTATATCATCGTTGACTACTAAAGGTCCATACATGACACACGATGAGGCATTAGAATTAATGTCAACACCTGAGTGGACTCAACCAATGCCAATGTAAAACTAAAATGGCACTACAACACTCACCGTCAATTGTAACATCCGGACTATCAATGTGCCTTGACGCGGGAAATCCACGTAGTTATCCAGGCTCGGGATCTACCTGGTATAATGCAATAAGTGGGACTAACACAACATTAAACAATGGTCCTACGTATACGTCAGGTACTTCTGGATATTTTACATTTGATGGAGTAGATGATTATGGACAATCAACTTCAAATATTTTAACAGGGGGTGTTTCAACACCATTTACACTGGAAGCAGTAGCAATGACTACCACCGCATCTAGTTATCAAACTGTGCTAGGTACCGCCGGAACCTATAGACAAATTGGATTTTTAAGTAATAGTTTTTATTGGGGGGGCAATGGAGGAGGCGGTAATCTATTTGTATCCGGAGGGTCGATATCAGCTAATACATGGTATCATTTGGTATTTACATTTGACGGTACAACAGGCTATGGTTATTTAAATGGTTCACAAACTACCGGTAACATAGGTAGTAACGGAGGCACAATTGGGGCAACGTTATTATCAACCTATAACGCCGGTAGTGCCTTAGAAAGATTGACAGGTAGAATTGCTCTAGCAAGAGTGTACTCCATTGCATTATCTAGTACACAAGTACTACAAAACTTCAACTCATTAAGAGGAAGATACGGAATATGACCATAAATTACAATCCATCTGTTGTAACATCTGGACTAACCATATGCTTAGACGCCGCTAACCCACGTAGTTATCCGGGTAGTGGCACTGCTTGGCGTGATGTATCTAGTGCCGGTAACAATGGCACTTTGGTTAATGGGCCGACGTATAGTTCATCTAACGGTGGTACTATTACGTTTGACGGAATAGATGACTATTGTTCAACCTCTGCTACTGTAGAGGCTGCAACAAATTCGAACTTACAAACGATTTCAGGATGGTTAATTGGAAACGGAGCATTGTTTGGTTCTAACGCAGGCGGAATTGGACAATTTCATTTACGAGCAAGTTTAAGTGGTACTACATTAACGTACAGAGTATCTTATTATGGCGGTATAGGTGGAGAAATCGATGATACTGCTACTGTAACTCCTAACTCAGTAAACAACATAGTAATAGTAAAAACAGCCGCTGAAAAATATGATGTTTACTTCAATGCTGTTAAAGTAATGAATCAAGTAACTAAAAAGGCAACAGTTAGTACTAGTTTTTATCCAGGACTTTACTATACAGGGTCGTACAATGCAGGTACTGTATCCAACTATTTAATTTACAATAGAACACTTTCTTCAGATGAAATAACTCAAAATTATAACGCATATCGTGGAAGGTACGGCATATAATGGCACTACAACATTCTCCCTCAATTGTAACATCTGGACTATCGATGTGTGTGGATGCCGGCAGTCCCCGTAGTTATCCAGGTTCTGGAACAAGTTGGAATGATGTTAGCGGAACTGGTAATACCGGAACACTAGTTAACGGACCTACGTATACTAGTGGCGTTAATGGTTATTTTACGTTTGACGGAGTGGATGATCGAGTTACATTTACCAATACTAATGGTTTTGGTACCGGAGGAGTTGCACCACAAGCTACTATGTCAATATGGGCAAATATTACACGTAATAATGCATTTCAACAAATTGCAGGTTTTAGAGATGACGTGGATTATAATTTCTTTTTCTTACTATTAGATAGTGGTGGCGCAACAGTTAATACTGAGGCAAGACTTGGTACAACTGCTGGTTTAGCATATGATATTAATGTTAATTTTATCTCTTACTTTGGAACATGGACTAATATTGTATTTGTAGCAAATACTAACCGATCAGATTTGTATTTTAACGGAATTCTTGCAGGCTCAAACACAAATGTCGCCGGCAACTTTGGAGCTGATTCTGGACAATTTTGTATAGGTCGTCACCCGGCCACGGCAGCATACCCTACTGTAGGAAAGATTTCAAATGTACAATTCTACAAGCGAGCATTAACTGCGGCTGAAATTTTACAAAATTTCAACGCATTGCGTGGAAGGTACGGACTATGAGTGTTTTTGCTAATCCAAACATACCGCAACCTAATCTAGTATTTGCCATGGATGCATCTAATACTAGATGCTATCCTGGTTCAGGCACCACTATGTTTGATGGTGTTACCAGAAACAATCTTACAATAGCAAACGCGGCATATACTGCCGGGCCAATACCTTATTTTAATTTTGACGGTGTTGATGATTACATGTATAACTTTTCTACAAATAATCCATTAACTAGTAATGCTGCCACAGTTATAATATGGGTGTATCCTAGCACAACACAACCAGATGGTAACTATAGTGGCATGTTTGCTTTAGGTACAAAAGGTTGTGCTTTAGGTAGCGGTAATGGTCAAACGCTATTATTCAGTATGCAAAGTAATAGAACATTAACTATGGCTAAATGGTGTGATGATAGTTTCAGTAGTATAGCACCAGCGGCTGATACATGGTCACAAGTATCACTAGTAAAAAATGGAGCCAGCACACGTTTTGGTATTAATACAACATTTCAAAATGCTACTAATACAGGTACACAAAGTTTTGTAGGGACTAATTTTACAGTAGGATGTACTGATAATCCAGGTAGATATTTTAATGGTAGAATCGCAGTAGTTTTATTGTATAGTTCAGCACTGACAGACGATGAGATCACACAAACTTATACTGCTTATCGTAGTAGATTTGGAGTATAAACATGGCACTACAACATTCACCGTCGATTGTAACATCTGGGCTTGTGTTATGCTTAGACGCCGCAAGTCCACGTAGCTATCCCGGATCAGGTACTGCATGGTATGATTCAAGTGGTAACGGTAATACCGGGACGCTAGTTAACGGACCTACATACAATAGTGCTAACTTAGGTAGTATTGTATTCGATGGTGTAGATGATTATGCTTCTATTGCTAATAGTGCAGTATTGAGACCTGCTAATCAACTGACCGTTTGCATGTGGGCTAAAGCAATTAGTATTACTGCAGGATGGAATGCTCTATTTGGGCAAAGTCCATACACTGGAGCGTACTTAATATTTTTGGAAACAGGTGGAACATTAATACGAGCATTACATAATGTTAACGGAACGGAATACAGATGTAACACAAATCAAGCTATTTCTACATCTGTTTACACTCATATTGTTTTTACATTCAGTACAGGAGACGCAATACGAAGTTATTTTAATGGAGTGGCAAGTACTACTACTGCATTACCTGCAGGAACATTTACGTACAACACTTCTAATCCATTTTTGATAGGATATCCAGGCGCTAATTACTTCAATGGTAATATTTCAACTGCACAGATTTACAACCGAGCACTTAGTGCTACCGAAGTTACGCAGAATTTTAATGCATATCGAGGGAGATACGGAGTATGACAGTAGTAGCAAATCCTAATATTGTATCTACTGGATTAGTTTTTAGTGTAGATGCAGGAAACCCCCGTAGTTATCCAGGTAGTGGCACATCTTGGTATCAACTCACTGGAGTTACTAATACAGGTGTGTTATTTAACGGACCTACTTATAACAGTGGCAATTTAGGTTCAATATCATTTGATGGTGTAGATGACTATGTTGATTTTTCAACTGACTTGGGAACCATGTCTAACTATACTATAATGTATTGGGCTAAACGAGATGCTGAAAACAGAATGCCGATCGCCGGTAGATTAAACACTAATTTTTATTGGTATGGTGACAACAGTTGGAGATATGTTCATGGTGGTGTGGGCGGAGAATATTATTACAGTAAGCCAACATCAATACCATTAGGTACGTGGGGTTGTTACTGTGTAGTATATAACGGTTCTAATGTATCAATATACCGACAAGGTGTATATCAAGGTCAGCAATCAACAACTGGTACCGCAGATTGGTCTCAAGGATTAACATTAGGCTGGTGGGCTGCTCGTGGTGGGTATGCTTGGCAAGGATTAATATCTAATGTTATGATGTATAATACAGCATTGACTGCTGATCAAGTTACACAGAATTTTAATGCAATACGTGGAAGGTATGGTATATGAGTGTAGATTCAGGACCAAACACAGTTGACAACGGTTTAATTTTAAACATTGACGCTGCCAATCTTAGAAGTTGGCCTGGCTCTGGTACAACTTGGTATGACGTAAGTGGACAAACTAATACTGCTTATATGTATGGTTCTGTACCTACCTCAAGTGATGGTGGCACCTGTTTTGATTTTGCCACTGTTAGTGGAGCATCCTCAGGAGCCGCCACGTTAGGGTTTACGTTTACGAGTAATATGATTCCGTTAACAGGAAGTTTCACCTTTTCTACTTGGATTAAAAATCCACCAACAAGTGTTGGTCAATGCGGAATGTTCAGTAACGCCGGCGGAGCCAATGGATATAGATTTGGAATTGGTAAAGATGCTTGTTATGTATTGATGTCCGGAGCTAATGCCGAAGGATATTCAGAGCCGCAAATAGGTTTTAATTCTACACTGGACTCAACATCTTGGTATAATGTATGTATGATTTTTGATAGGTCTAACGCTACTCCTCAGTGGAATCTTTATCTAAATGGAGTATTTCAGAGAACAACTAATATGGGAACCCCTCAGAACGTTGCAATGGCCAATGTGGCCCCAGGTCTAGTAAGAAGTGCCTGCTGTGGTTTGTACACCGGCAAGATAGCAACATTTGTCGCATACAATCGAGCATTATCTGCTGACGAGATAACACAGAACTACAATGCATTACGAGGGAGATATGGTGTATGAGCGTAAATTCAGGTCCTTATTTTGCAAGTAATAGTAATCTAGCATTGATGTTAGATGCAACTAATCCTCAGTCTAATGTAGGCAATCGTTCTATCATCAATTGGAACAATTGGACTAATGGTTCTGGTGGAGTTCCGGGATATAATCAAAACGGACAGACGGCAGAAAACGAAAGAATTTCTGCAACTGACCCATGGGGCAATACTGCTACAGTATGGGAAGCACGCCCGTTGGCACAAACAAATGATGACGGTGGCTGGAATACAGATTCGTTCGCTATTGATAATACACAATTGTATCGATTCTCAGTATGGGTGCGTAGAACTTCAGACACATCAGGTGGTACTTTTTATTTAGGAACAGGTAGTAACGGTGACGGTGTTCGTAGAACAGGCGACGGAACAACAGAAGGTAATCCGTATTGGGAATGTAGTGGCACGGGTATATTAGCACAAAACACCTGGTACTTGTTCGTAGGTCATATATATCCAGCTAATACTACCTTTACTGGTAGAAACCCTACTACAGGATATTACACTATCAACGGTAGAGCAGGTGACGTTAACGGATGTAATATTGGTCCCGGAGACTTAAAGTGGAGCTACAATTCAACTACTAGTCTTCATAGAACATATTTGTATTACTGCACAGACAGTACAACACGATTACAGTTCTATCAACCAAGAGTAGATTTGGTTGACGGTACTGAACCTAGTATACAAGAGTTATTACAAAACGCAGGTAATACTTGGTATGACGTTAGCGGTAACAATAACAATTGTACATTTTATAATTTGCCAACCACCTATTCAGGTTATTATACATTCAATGGATCATCAAATTATGGCACTGTTATCAATAATAGTACATTGAATTTTTCATCAGCACAAACATTACAAATTGTAATGCGTCACAGTTATACATCTGGTAGAAAAAATCCATGGGATCAAGCATATGCCGGCTATGGTACTTGGACACATGAACAGGGTGATAGCATAAGTCAGTACTTTGGTAATGGTGGCGCAAATAACGAGCCTTATATCGGAGTTAGTAGTCCTAATACGCCTAGGAGTGTTTGGAACGTGATGTGTGCAACAAGAAGTACTAGCGAGTTTAAGTGGTATATCAACGGAGCGTTAAGCAGTACTACTGCCAACCCATATGGCACATTAGCAAATACACCAGCAAACATTACGATTGGTAACGGATATGCAGGATATTGGCAAGGTGATATGGCTATGGTAACTGCATATACTAGAGCCTTATCAGATAATGAAGTAATGCAAAACTTCAATGCTATTCGCGGGAGATATGGTATATGAGTACCTCAAATGGTAAACTATACGGAGAATACGACGGATGATAAGTACACTGTGATTAATGTATTTCAACTCAACTACGATGCCAGATTAATAAGCTGGTGTGATTTAAGAAAATCTATAGAGAACGCAGACGTTGCTACCAAATGTGTAGAGATAGACAAATGGTGGCAACACGCACCTTTAGTATCCCATTATCTGCATCCAAACGATAAGCAATCTTGGCCTAATCCATGGGAAATGTTAGTAGACAATCAATATTGTTCTATCACCCGCGGTTTGGGTATGATATATACACTATTACTATCGGGCATAGATGATGTTGACTTTTGTATGGCAATAGACGATAATAGTGAAGAAGTAGCTATAGTCGTGGTTGACAGCGCAAAATATGTGTTGAATTACTGGCCCAATTCGGTACTAAGTAATAATCTACAAGATTTTAAAGTAGTCCAGAAGATAGATATTACAGACATAAAAACAAAACTATAACAGGTGAAGAATGATTATTAACGTTACCAAAAGAAGCGGTAAAAAAGAGCCATTAGATTTAGAAAAATGGCAAGCACAAGTGGCAAAAATTTGTAAGGGAATAGCGGATGTTAGCCCATCAATGATTGAAATTAAATCGCAATTGCATTTTTACGATGGTATTACAACTAAACAAATTGATGGAATTACATTACGTGCTATTGTCGATTTAATCGATGTAGAGAACAATAGTGATGTAGGACATACTAACTATCAATACGTAGCAGGGAAACAGCGTATTTCTATGTTGCGTAAAGATGTATATGGCTCATATGAAGTTCCACATCTTTACGAAATAGTTAAAAAGAATGTAGCCACTGGTCTTTATACCAATGAACTATTATCTTGGTATAGTGAAGAAGATTGGAACAAGATGAATGATATGTTGGATCATTCTAAAGATGAACAATATAGTTATGCCGCCATTGAACAACTGATTGAAAAATATCTAGTTAAGAATCGTTCAACGAAAGAAATATATGAAACTCCTCAAATCAGATACATGGTGGCAGCCGCTACAGTCTTTCATAGTGAAGAACCTAATAACGCCCGTATGCGTTATATCAAAGAATATTATAACGCAGCCAGTGATGGGTTGTTCACTCTTGCTACTCCTGTGCTTGCAGGCTTGGGTACTCCAACAAAGCAATTTTCATCCTGCGTTCTTATTCGCTCCGACGACGATTTGGATTCTATTTTTGCTAGCGGAGAAATGATGGCTAAGTATGCTAGCAAACGTGCTGGCATTGGTTTAGAGATTGGACGACTACGTCCACTAGGCAGTCCCATTAGGGGCGGTGAGATTATGCACACCGGCATGATTCCGTTCTTAAAGAAGTGGTTCGGTGACCTAAGAAGTTGCAGTCAGGGAGGTATCCGCAATGCAAGTGCTACTGTTTTTTATCCTATTTGGCATCATCAGTTTGATGATCTTATTGTACTTAAGAACAACCAAGGAACAGAAGAAACCCGAGTCCGTCATATGGATTATGGGGTTGTGCTTAGTGCTTTCTTCTGGAGACGATTTAAAAACAAAGAACAAATAACATTCTTTGATCCGAACGAAGTTCCCGATCTATACGAAGCATTCTATCAAAATACAGAACGATTTGAAGAACTTTATGTTAAGTATGAAAAGCGTAAAGACTTGCGTACTAAGACCATGAGTGCTGAAGAAGTATTCAAGAGTGGTATACTAAAAGAACGCACTGATACAGGACGTATCTATCTAGTATTCATTGACAACGTGATGAATCAAGGTCCGTTTGATCCAGAGTATCATACAATTTACCAGAGTAACCTTTGCTGTGAAATCCTATTACCTACTAAGTCTTTTAAACGTCTTGATGATCCTAATGGTCGCATTGCTCTATGCACGTTGGGTAGTATTAACTGGGGAGCTTTCAGGAACCCAGAAGATATGCGTAGGGCTTGCCGTATACTTCACCGCAGTCTTAACAATATCCTTGATTACCAAGACTTCTTGAGCATCCAATCCAAGTTAAGCAATGACGAGATTCGTCCATTAGGCATAGGTATCACTAACCTTGCATACTGGCATGCCAAGCGAAATTTCAAATACGGTGAGAAAGATGCTCTAGCAGATATTAAGAGTTGGATGGAACATCAGTCATTCTATCTAACTGAAGCAAGCGTTGAGCTTGCTAAGGAACGGGGAAAGTGTTTAGGCAGTGACCATACTCGCTATGGACAAGGTATATTCCCTTGGGAACTTAGAGCCAATGGTGTGAATGAACTAACAAACTTTGCTACAGAATTAGATTGGGAAACATTACGTAGTCAAATGAAAGAACATGGAGTACGTAATGCTACACAAATGGCTGTTGCCCCAGTTGAGTCAAGTAGTGTTGTTATCAATTCTACTAATGGTATTGAAATGCCAATGAGCTTAATTTCTGTAAAAGAAAGTAAAGCAGGAAGTTTTGTACAAGTAGTTCCCGAATATCATAAGTTGAAAAACAAATATCAAATGATGTGGGATCAAAAAGATTGTGATGGTTACCTAAAGACAGCGGCGGTGATTGCAGCCTATGTTGACCAAAGTATAAGTACTAATACGTTTTATAATCCAGCACACTTCCCTGAGCGTAAAGTTCCAACAACATTGATTGCTAAGAACTTGATGCAGTCGCACTATTGGGGACTAAAGACATTCTACTACAGCTTGATTAACAAAGCAGGTAGTAAGAGCCAAGATGAAACTGTATTAGATTTGCCAAGCGGCTTTAATGATATGGATGAAGAAGATTGCGAAGCTTGTAAGCTTTAAGGAAAAACAATGTCAAAACAACAATACAATTTAAACACACGCACAGATTATTTGAATAGAAAAATGTTTTTGGACCCGGAAGGTCCCGTAACCATTCAAAGATTTGAAGAAGTAAAATATAAAAAGATTGCAGACTTTGAAACAACAGCACGTGGTTTCTTCTGGGTACCAGAAGAAGTCAGTCTAACTAAAGATGCCAATGACTTTAAAGAAGCAAGTGATGCAGTCAAGCATATCTTTACTAGTAACCTATTGCGTCAAACAGCACTAGATAGTTTACAAGGTCGTGCACCAAGCCAAGTGTTCACTCCAGTAGTATCATTACCTGAACTAGAAGCATTAATTTATAACTGGAGTTTCTTTGAGACTAACATTCACAGTCGTAGCTACAGTCACATCATTCGTAACATCTATAATGTACCTAAAGATGTATTCAATACTATCCATGATACAAAAGAGATTGTAGATATGGCAAGTAGTGTTGGTCGTTATTATGATGAACTGCACAAAGTTAATTGTCGCAAAGAGTTAGGTCACGATGTGAATGAGAAAGAACACATCAAAGCAATTTATATGGCATTACATGCCAGTTACGCATTGGAAGCATTCCGCTTTATGGTATCATTCGCTACATCGTTAGCAATGGTTGAGAACAAAATCTTTATTGGTAATGGCAATATTATCAGTTTAATTCTCCAAGATGAACTTCTCCATAAAGGCTGGACTGCCTACCTTATTAACCAAGTAGTAAAAGAAGATAGTCGTTTCGCACAAGTTAAGTCAGAGTGTGAAGCTGAAGTCTACCAACTCTACTTGGATGTTATACGTGAAGAAAAAGAGTGGGCAGAGTATTTGTTTAAGATGGGTCCAGTCATTGGATTAAATGCAACAGTGTTAAAAGACTTTGTTGATTATACTGCTGTATCTGCATTAAAAGAAATTGGTATTAGATATAATAGCCCCGCACCTAAAACGACACCTATTCCTTGGTTCAATAAGCACACTGACACTAGTAAAAAACAGTCCGCACTGCAAGAAACGGAAAGTACCAATTACATAATAGGAGTTATGTCTGAGACATTAGATTACGATGCATTACCTAATATCTGACGACAGTTATCAAAGTGGTATCTTTTCATTGCGTTAAAACCACCTTCCAATCCGCAATGAGGACATATAACCTTATATTTAGGTCCTAATAGTTTGCCCTTCATTATGTTGGGCAAACCCTTATTCCAAGCGACATATCCCCTAGCTTTGGGGCTGGCTAATCTTGCCACCACCACATTAGCAATATGTTCGGGTGTCTTCTTTTTGCCCAGCAGTGACTGACTAGCATTTTGTCTAAACTCAATAGACCTGATAGCACCACTACCTCCCTCACCGCCATTTGTTCTATTATGTAATATTCCGGTATTGATATCTTTGCGACCATACCATCTGATATAGCGTCTTTCAAGAGCAAACGCTCCGACTTCAGTTAGTCGTTGTTCTAAGAATACAATTCTAGTAGATTCTTTTGGAGTATGTACACCGCCTTCTTTTGTACGGTGTGGTTGAAATGCTCTTTTACCTGAACCCTTGCCAATATAGTAAGGGGTGCCATCTTTTCTTAGATAGGCATAGATGTAATAAATAGTCATGCTGTGATTCCTTTTCAATCATAGAGTAGTTGGGAATTCCACTTCCGCGAACTACACTAGTATTTATGCCATAATTATTTTTATTTATGGATTTTTATGCTATAATTATTAAAGGAGAAAAACAACATGACAGCAATCGTATGGAGTAAGTATCATTGCCCTTATTGCGATCAAGCAAAGGCACTATTAAAAAGTAAAGGTATACAATTTGAAGAACGCAAGATCGGAGATGGGTATACCAAAGAAGAATTGCTTGAAGCAATCCCGTCAGCAAGAACAGTACCACAAATCATTTTAGATGGTGTACTAATCGGTGGATTCACTGAACTCAAACAAAAATTAACAGAAAGTAATTAATGCAAATAGCAATCGAACCAAACACAGTATATACATTTAAACTTAACTCAGGAGAAGAACTTATAGCAAAAGTACTTCAAGCAGGGGGAGACTTCATTATCATCGAAGAACCTGTTTCTATTGCACCCACACAACAGGGTATGCAAATGATTCCTAGTGTTTTCACTGCAAATCCGAAGGGTGAATTTAAGCTAAATACTACTAGTATTGCTCTTTATGCTGAAACTGACGATAGTGTCAGAATGAAGTATTTAGAAGCAACAACTGGTATCAAAGTACCAGATAAGAAAATCGTACTAGGATAATTAATGCCACAAATATGCCGTATAGGTGATACAAATGAGATGAAGGGCGCAATCGTTGCAGGAGCCAGTACAGTCTTTGCTAATGGAATATTAGTAGGACAGCAAGGCAGCAAGATTAGCCCACATGCGCCGTGGGGAAAAAGACACGGTCCTCATCGTAGTGCTACCATAACAAATGGTAGTCCTACTGTATTCGCTGACGGCATAGCAGTAGCTAAAGTAGGGTCAGGTAATTCTTGTGGTCATCATATGGCACAGGGAAGTCCTGATGTGTTTGTACCATGAGCGATACAGGAAAACAAAGTCCATTAGGTGTTAATAGTCTTAATGCACTATTAAACGTACAGGGTTTACAAATTAACTCTAAGTTTGTTTCATGGGCAGGAACATCACAAACCTTCGCTAGTTATAGTTTTGGTAGAGTAGTACAAGAAACTGTATTGCGTGTTATTACTCATGCTATACAGCAAGCTTATTATGGCAATCCAGATGGTATACCCAATACGAGCGTATATAACAATTTGATTAGTATAGGTGGTGGCACACGTTCTATACCCATAACAAGTATCACATCTGGAGTAATTTCAGGCACTGAGCAATTTTATTTTGATGTAGTATATAATCAACCTTTTGCACTTACACCCGGATCGTATGTAAGAATCAATGGTGCAACTCCGGGTGGATACAATGGTAATTGGTTAATTGAAAGTGGATCATCTGGAACTTTCAGAGTATATTCAACCGCATCCTATGGCACTGCAACTTCTCCGGGCTCATTTGTAATTGATACACAAGTACCGGGATTAGGTAATGCTAAAGCAATGGTGTATACATGGGAAGAATTGATAGGTAGATTTGGTGTAGGCACATTCACTTTGAATGATTATAAAGGCTGGGGCGGTTCTACGTATAAAAATAACTTAGCAAGTGCTGATCCTAATCCAGTAACACAATGGGCGTATTTAAGATTATTTCCACTACAAGCATGGATGGAGTTTAATTATAATTCTACTTTAAGTTTAGGAGATAGTTTAAACCCAGCTGGTTATAGAGACTTTGTACAACAATGGCAAAGTGCATATGGCTTTATTAGTTATTCCAACGATGCTATTCTTAGTGTAGATAACAGTAAAGACTTCTTAGAAGGTACATACAGTAATATGAATGACCTTATTACTGGTGATATCACTAACGTAAGTTTAGCAACAAAAGCATTTGGTCAAGACTTAATAGCACTAGGTAAAGCAATTGATTTGTCTACTATTGCAACATATGGATTGCCATCAAACTTGTTAAAGACATTAGTAAAGTATAATGCATTAACTAAAAATTTAAGTTTAGCAATTATATCAGCAGGTATCCCAGTAGATGAATTAGGTGCAATTATTTCAAATGTAACACAACCTAATAATGACCAAGAACGTAAACTTTACGCCGCATATTACATTACAGTGGGAGATACTTTAAACGAAGTATTAGTTCCATTGAATTGTAAGACTGCTGGATTAAGTTCATTAGCAGACTTGTTAAACCCGGCAAAGATGTTCCCTACTAGTTACAAGACATTGACGGTTCAGTTATATAATACTGGAACGCAGAATGGTGCACAAAACAGTAAGATAGCATTCCCAATCTATAACTCATCTGGCACAGTGAATTCAGATTTAACAAGCGCACAAGTACTGAACCAAATTGGCACTCAAACTCCAATTGGTACTCCGTTAATCAATGATATAGTACCGGCGGCATCACCGACAACTGACAATTTATCAGAGTTAAATAGTATTACACAGACAACAACCGCTCCGGGTAGAAATACTATCACTACTCAAGATGGTAGTGGCAGAGCGTATGATACTTTTAATAATCAGGTAAGATAACATGGCAGAAATACAACAACCATCAAAAGGATATGGGTCATACTTAACAGGTATACTCCCACCTGACATAGCTGTGGCTGCCGGCGCATTTAGTGCGGCAATGCAACAGATACAAAACATACAAGAAGTACAAATTGAAAAGTTTGCACAAGTTGTAACTACTATGGAAACCATGGTAGGATTGAATACTAACAGTAATAGTAATAACTTAGTTCCTACTAATTTACCACTACGCTCAGCCGGTAGACCTAAAATTGCTTTAGGTAGTGGTCCTCAGGGTTCTTACACTATGAGTGACTTCTTTGGTTGTATGAGTGGATTGCCTTATAATGGTCGTTCATACTTAGGACCATTATTACCTGAATGTGGTTTTGAAGGTATATACAATAAACTAAATCAAGTAGCAACACAAAAGTTGTTTAATATATACAGTGAAACATATCTTGCAGTAACAGAACAACGTGCCAAAATGTTTATCTCACAGCCATATTGGTACGTGATTACTAAACGATATGTGCCACCGACAGCATCCCCTAATCCACCTAATCCTGATTATAATCCTACTCCACCAGATCCAGAACCTGATCCGGATCCACCGTATAACGATACTAAATATACATTTGCGCCGACTGACTCACCGTTTTATTGGTCAAAGCCGGGTTCTCCTGAAGAATATGGGTGGTACTATAGAATTGCATTCGGGGTAGATGTGCCCGGTGGAGGGTATGGTCGAGGTACCGCGCCAAACCCAATTGTGTCAATATCACCCAACAATGTACGTGCATCATCTGTATCAAGGGTAGGTAGAGATAATACTGCTATTCCCGGTATGTTTGGCAGAGTATCAACAGTTAACAATTTTGGTCGTGATTATTTATGGGCTAGCACTACTCAAACTAATTGGTCAGCGAGTAATATATATCCTAATCAAACTATACCATTTTATCCACCACAAGATGATGCATGGGTCCTTGCCAACATGCCAGAAGAAATCATTGCAATTGAAGCACCACCCATTACTACATTACCTGTAAAAACTAATGGTGACTTTGCAACTGACGGAAAAAACACTCCTGGATTTGCTATTTCATATAAAGGTACAAAGTCTGAAGGTACTTGGTTCTGGCCGCTCGGCGGCTCTAGTCCAGGTATGAATAACCCTATAACTAGTTATATTGGTCAAGCAAATGCAGAGATTGATAATATCAATATTAATAACAGATCAAATTGCCAGAAGTTAAATGACTACTGGAATGCAACAGGTACCCAATTAACAATTGAACAACGAGCTAGACAAGAAGGATTGCGTCCACCATTAGATAGTCCTAGAGAAAACTTCTTATCATTATTTCCGACTTCAATTTATACATTTGTTGATTCTATTCCGCAATATGGTAAAGACACAGAACCACATATGTATGCCCAAACATTAGAAAACATTGCAAATTGGAATACTACTGGTGGACAAAGCATTGTGGGTATGATGAGAGAGAATCGTAACCAAAGTCGCTTGACAGCATTAGGCATTTCGTTAGATAATAACATACTTGACAAACTACCATACGATCAGCAAAAAGTGTTAATAGCAAACGGAACGTTGCCAACTGGGACCGCTAACCCAAATATACCTAGTGGTTCTACTACTGCAAGCCCAACAACACCTTTTGTCCCAACAACAACTACTCCATCTACCCCTATCGTTATACGTGATGGGGCAGATATAGTGCCTCAACCACCTGGAAATATCAATGTGGGTACTGGAGAATATGTTATAAATGGTGTCCCAATCGACACTGGACTCTCGGGTACACCCGGCTCATTTGCCGGATCTCCTTACTCAGACTTAATACCACCTAACTTAAATTCATGGTATACGTCAGCAACCCTCATGCCCAGCACATACACAGTTGACGAAGCAATTGACGAAGTTATCCGTTGCAACTGTGATTGCTGGAATCTCGCATAAACGAAAGGATTTTTCCTATGAGCGATAAAATTAAATTTTTAAGGATAGTCGCCGGCATACTAGTTCTAGTAGTTGGTTTATTTCTTACCAATACAGAAGAAAGATATTTCTTATTCGGTAGCACACCTGAACCGGTTGTTGAAGTTGCTGAAGTTGTTAAAGTGGCAAAAGCTGTAGACCCAAAACAACTTGCCTGTATGGCAAAGAATATATATTATGAAGCAAAAGGTGAACCGTTTAATGGACAAGCCGCAGTAGCTAGAGTAGTAATGAATCGTGTTAGTCATGGCTTCGGTTCTAATCCATGTAACGTTATCTATCAAGCAACTTATGTTGAAAAAACAAATGATGACGGTGATATGTATAAAGCTAAACTTTGCCAGTTCAGTTGGGTGTGCGATAATAAAGTAGAACCAAACAAAAATAGCTCAAGTTATTTGCAAGCAAAAGAAATAGCATATGATGTTATGGCATACAACGCTTATGAAGATGTTGTACCAAAGTCTACACTATTCTTTCACAACTTATCTGTTCAACCTTCATGGCCCTATCAACAAGTAAAGAAGATTGGTAATCATATCTTTTATTCTAAACAGAAAAAGAAACAACAACAAAAAACTAAATTAGAAGATGCTTGATAAACCAAATTCAGCAAACGGTGTTAGTAGTTATGATTCTACTAGTAGCGGATCATTGATTCACTTCTTTAATCGTAATGTAACACCTTACGCTACAGAAAGTTCAGGCCCTAAATTTGATTTAGTACCTGTAGAGAAGCATAAAGACATTATGCTTAATGTTGCAAGGTTGCATGCCAAGCAAGAATATGATAGAATCATGGAACTAGTAACTGTATTACAGAAGCAAGCTGAACAGATTAAGCACAGACTTGATTTGACTGATATGGTTCATGCGGCTAAATATGATTTTCAATTAGCAAATGGTAGTATATATTGGTTGTTATATGACCATAGAAAACAGTTTACTAGGTTGAGTATTAATGGGCCCAATGATTGGTCTAGTAGTTCTCCCGCTGAGTATGAATATTTGTGCAAAGTAAAATGGTTAGGCGATCACACATGGATAGAGGTAGAAGATGATAAGTAGTAGTCCAGAACGGCATACCTTTCAAGCCGAAGCGTATATCAAACGCTGTGAAGAAGAAGGTACGAAGCCTAGTGAAGATTACTTAAATCTTTACAAGTCTTATAAACAACAAGATAAAGAAAAGATAGTAGACCCTGAATGGCAAAAAGATAACATGGAGTACGATTTACGCAGTACTCAATGGATTATTGACAAGGTAAAAAATAGTGATGTGTATGCACAAAACTTATATGCCGCTATGTGCAACAATGACTTCACTAAGAACGACGTTATACCTATATTAACTGAGAAACGTTGGCATCGTAGTTGGAGAAGTGCAGGTGGTATTATTGCAGATATGCAAGAGAAGGGTGACTACATTGATTGGTACTGTAGTGGCATCAGAGATGCTAAGATACTGGATGATGATGAATTCCTTGCACTAACTAAAGAACAACAAGAACGCTACATACAAGGTAAAAAGTTTGTTACAGAAAGTGTAGTAACCGATGAAATACGAGAAGATTTGTTGAAATTGGGTTGGATAGTAATAGATGAAGAACCTGAAGCATACTAAATACAATACAGGAGACTAACACATGGCTTATAGCGCACAAGTAGTAGACCACTACGAAAATCCAAGAAACGTCGGTAGTTTTGCAAAAGACGATGACGATGTAGGTACCGGTATGGTCGGAGCCCCGGCATGCGGGGACGTAATGAAATTACAAATTAAAGTAGATAAAGAAACTGGAGTAATAACAGATGCCAAATTTAAAACATATGGGTGCGGGTCGGCTATTGCTAGCTCAAGTCTTGTCACTGAATGGGTCAAGGGGAAAACACTTGACCAAGCTGCCGAGCTCCGAAACAGTCAAATCGCAGAGGAACTTGCACTCCCCCCAGTCAAAATCCATTGCTCAATCCTTGCGGAAGACGCCATCAAAGCCGCAGTAAACGATTATAAACAGAGGCACTAATGTCAAATGAAACAGCAAAATACATAAACAGCCGCCGGCGGCATAAGAACGATGTAGCAATTGCAAGACAAGTCAAAATTGCAAAAGCACATGGTTTAACAAATAAAGACAAAGCAATTAAAGAACCACATCGTTTAGCAAAACATCATGTAATGGATTGTGGTAATCCTGATTGCTACTTATGCGGCAATCCTCGCAAGACACATAAAGATAAACTAACAGCGCAAGAGAAACGCTTGTTCCAAGATACTGAAAAAGTAACAGATAAACACAGTAATGGCTTAAGCCCATCTGAAGATTAATCTGCCCGTTTTATTGAATAAATAACATAGAGTATGATATACTCAAACAGACTATTACACACAAGGAGAAATTATGAAAACAGTCGGTGATAAATTAGAAAAATTTGCAGTTACAGGCGTTCGACCAGGCCAACCAGAAGATGCCTACTTCACAATCACGGATGAGAGCTGGCCAGGCAAGTGGAAAGTAATCGTTTACTATCCAAAAGACTTTACATTTGTATGCCCTACAGAAATTGTGGCATACGACAAACTAACAGATGACTTTTTTGATCGTGATGCCGTTCTATTGACCGGTTCAACAGACAACGAGTTCTGTAAGACAGCTTGGCAAACGGCTCACCCAGATTTGAAGAAGATCACACACACTCAATTTGCTGATACACAACGCTGGAATCAGGATACTGGCAATCTAAGCCTTATTGAACAGCTTGGTGTGTTCTATGCTCCGGCAGGCGCGGCACTACGTGCAACATTTATCGTTGATCCAAACAATGAAATCCAGCACGTTACAGTCAACAACTTGAACGTTGGTCGTAACCCAGAAGAAACATTGCGTGTATTAGACGCATTGCAAACTGGTGAACTATGCCCATGCAATCGTGCTATCGGTGGTGAAACACTATGAATCAAATCAATCCAATCACAATCGGTGGCGACTGGGTCGAAAACGTAAAAGAATCTATTCCAGATCATTCCAAAGACATTAAGTTGAACTTAGATGCGGTTATTAATCGCAGTGGTCTAGATTTGATTGATGCACATGCCTGTGCATTAGCAGCCGCTATTGCCGCAGGTAATGGTGAACTAGCATTTGAAATTCAAATGAATAGTCCATTAATGGGCGCAATAGAACGTGAAGCCGCAATGACAGCCGCTAGCTTGATGGGTCAAAACAATGTTTGGTATCCGTTTGTTGAGATGGCAGGTGACGAATCAATGAAGGGTTTACCTGCAGGCTTGCGTATGAATGCATATGCTACACACGGTGGTGTATCTAAGAAGAAATTTGAAATGTATTCACTGGCTGCAAGTATCATTGGTAAGTGTCATTTCTGTGTAAAAGCACACTATGATACATTGAAGAAAGAGGGTATGACTGTGCAAGAATTAATGGCAGTAGGTCGTATCGCATCAGTTGTTAGTGCTATAGGCAAAATAGCTGGTTGATACAATAAGATATGGTAAACCTAGACTAGGTTTACCTTTGGGTGCGATCAATATAGATGATTCTGATTCACATCACTTTTTAATAGAGTTTTTATTTTTTCTCCCCAAAAAATAGTAGAAGGAGTTATGCCTAGCTTCTTTATTAATTCTAGTTTATACTTGTTTTTTTTAAAAAGCTTACTAGTTAATCCTTCCCATCCTGAGTTACGAAGTCTTGGTACAAACTCTCCGACACCCAACGAGCTATATAAATTGGACTTGAATCTACCGGGTTCTATTGTAGCATCATAATAATGATAGTGTCTAACTATCAAGTGCATGTTTAATTCTAGGCTATGATTTAGGAAACTACTAATACCGTTGATATTATTATCTAGCATGAATCTACTGTACGAACTATATTCAAGTCTATGAGGACTCAGTACTGGTTTATTGACCCAAGACCACGAATAATCACCCGCAAATACCGGAGTATCATTGCATTGTTCTAGCATCCAAAAATGAGTAGCAACATGTGGTTCTATAATTGAATATGGTACTAGGTAATCTAAATATCGGTCGCTTTCAAAGAAGTCAAGTACATCCAACGTAATTATATTCTGTTTGATATTATTTTCACGACAATACAATTCACTGTAGTATAAATCTTGCGTATTAACGATGCACCCGTCGACTAATAACTTCATTGTAATGACATTGTGAGGAATACCCAAAGCTATCACAGTTCTAAGTAACAATTCACTATCTTGTCCACCACTTAGCAATATATCTACTTTACCCTTATTACTGAGTACATCATGTGCCATGTCAAGATATGATTTAGTACTGTCGGCTGGTACATCCTTCAGTGTAATATGATGCACTTTTTTACCAGTTACTGAGTCAATAATTAACTTGTTTTCTTTATAATCGTCAACCCCGTCAAACCAAATTAAATCCATTTAATGGTCTCCCAATCAAAATCAAAGACTGGATCTAGCTTTTCATACATGATCCATTGCTTTGTATATTGAATATTAACAGGGAACTCCAGTTCATTTACTCCATTAAAAAATAAGTGGTGTGATTGTCTAGGAGTTCTTTTTTCGCCCAAACGAACTCGTTTCCATATTTTAGTAATATTTTTATTATAATCGTTAAAGCAAATAGCAATAGCTTTAAATTTATTTTCAACCGCCCATGATTTTTCTCCGGGCAATAATACTTCTCTAGCAATAGAAAGATGCCTATAATTTTTTGCTACCCATGTTCTAGTTCCGGCAATTGCTAAATCCTTGCAGAACGCACTAGTATAAACCCCACTACACCCTACTATTTGATCTCCGTCAAATGCCACATGATATTCTCCACCTGTAGTAAATCTATTGGTACGTTCTAATAAGTAAGGAAGTGTGTTAGTCTTATTTTTCCATTCATCGTTCCACATGTTGTAGTGGGCCGGCTGAGTTGTTTCTTTTCTAGCATCTTTCAAAAAATTAAAAAATATAGAATGCTGAATTTCTGTTAAATTTTTATATTCAATAAAGGTGTACATATTAGATGTTTATTGTCTTATTTAGTATAGTAATTTATTCTGTATAAATACTGAAGAGGGCGCTTATGAATTTTGGATCTACTTCAACAAATATTAATTTATTAACTATAGCAACAGCCATAACATCCCTAGTAGGATTGTATAATGTTTCTATGTTCACATGGACTAATATTGTTATAATGTTAGCAAGTTTTTACGTTTTAAATATTTTGGGTGTATGGATGACCCTGCATCGATACTATTCACATAAATCATTTGAGTTTAAAAATACACACATTAAATGGTTTTTTACAATACTATCAATAATTGCAGGGCGTGGTAGTCCATTAGGGTGGGTATATTTACATCGTAAACATCATGCTTATTCTGATACTGAGCAAGACCCGCATAGTCCTAAATATTTAGGTTATAAACTGTTTGGATTCAATCATTACAAAAAACAGGAAGAAGAAAAAATGCAAGTGTTTATGATAAAAGACTTGATGACCAAAGAACATTTGTTTATTCACAAATGGTATATGTTAATTATAATATCTTTTATAGTACTATTTGCTGTACTCAGTTTTGAGTTGTTTTATTTTGCGTGGGTAGTCCCTGCATTCCTAATACAGCTTAGCCAATATAATTTTAATTTCTTTGGCCATACGTATGGATACCGTAATTACGAAACTAAGGACGATAGTAAAAATAATAAATGGTTGTTTCCAATATTATTAGGTGAAGCTTGGCATAATAATCATCACAAGAATCCTGCCTTAGCAACTACAAAAATAAAACACTACGAATATGATCCATTACTATCATTGATTAAATTGGTAGGAAACATAAAATGACTCAACAATCTGACTTTTTTGTTAAACTAAACCTAACATCTAATGTAAGTAATGACATAATAGCAAAAATAAAAAACTCGTCTACTGAGCACTGGGGCCTCACATTAGACCAAGATATGATGCATCTGCACGTAGATGATTTTAAGAATGACCCGCACATAGTACAAATCATAAATGATTTGGGCGGTGCCAACAGACTGTGTGTTTTTAGATTTCATCCAAACACATGTTACCAATGGCATGTTGATAAAATACGTAACGGGGCGATAAACATGCTACTCACCGGATTTGATAGTTTTTGTGCTTTTGGATCAATGTCTCCCGATAGAAAATTTTCTAATTTAACTAAATTAGTGCATGATCCAGATACATATTATTTAATGAATGTCAAGAAATTTCATACAGTATTTAATTTCTCGGAAACCAGGTATGTTGTGAGTATAAGTATACCTTCTACTACATATGAAGACACATGTACCTATCTTAAAGATAAGAATCTGATTTAATGTTGATAAATATTGACATGAAGAACATATTCACCAGTTCTACAATAGGAGCACAAATATTTCAAGTACTAGCTCTATTACTGATAGTAACGGGATTGTTCCAATATGGAATAACAATACAGACCGTGTTACTAGTAATGTTGGGTTATTTTTTGTATGGTTGTTTAGGCATTGTAGTTACATATCATAGAAATTTAACTCATAGTAGTTATGACACATATCCGTTATTGATTAAGATTTTTTCAGTATTTGGTTGCTTTGCAGGTACCGGTAGCCCATTAGCCTGGGTTGCAATACATATTAATCATCATTTAAGAAGTGATAAAATAGACGATCCTCATAGCCCTAGATACAAAGGACTCAAAATCTTTACATTAAATTATGTAAATGAAGTTAACAGTGATACTAAATGGCGCATGAGAAACATGGTAACTGATAAGTTCCAGCAGTTTCTACACCGTTATTACTTTGCTATAATCATGTTGTATAGTTTATGTCTATATCTAATCGGTGGTTTTTATTTACTAGTATTCCTTCACTTAGCTCCTGCATTAATCACCGGACTTATGAGTAACGTAGTTAACTATGTTGGACATAAGCCTACTTGGTTAGGCGGATATCGTTCGTATAATCTAAATGATGACAGCACTAACAATTGGTTATGGGCTATTCCTAGTTGGGGAGAGTCTTGGCATAACAATCATCATAGATTCCCTAGAGATTACACATTCAAAAAGCAATGGTGGGAATTTGATATATCTGGATTAATTATCAAAGCTATAAAAAAATGAAAAGATATATGTACCCAAGAGGTTGGTTTTTTATAACAATGCAGATTATTGCTACTATAGTAACTCTATGGGCAATTTTTAATCCTGCAGGATTGGGCTATTGGATGTTATCATTGTTTGGTTATTTCTTAATAACTTGTTTAGGTATTTCTGTTATGTTTCACAGATTGCTAACTCATAAATCATATAAAGTATGGAAGCCCATAGAATACCTCTTTAGTTATTTTGGAAACATTGGTTGTACTGGTAGTTCTGTAGGTTGGGTATTTGTTCATAGGATGCATCATAGATTTGCTGATAAGCCTGGCGACCCCCACAGCCCTGTTACCATGGGAGCATTAGGAGCAATAGTCGGAGACTACAGTGGAAAATTTAACAAATGGGAAGTCAGAGATATCATCAATGACCCGGTACACAGATTTATGCATGAATGCTACATGCTAATAGTGTTGACAACTGTGCTTGTCCTATACATGATTGATCCATTGTTATCTGTTTATCTATTCTGGATTCCAATGTTCTTAAACACAGTAGCACCTAGATTAAGCAATTGGATCGATCATGATCCAAAGTTTGGCACAAAGGCTGATAATAGTAAAGACCAATCTCATAATGTATGGTGGTGGGCACTTCTAACATTCGGGGAAGGATGGCATAACAATCATCATTTGCGACCCGGTGACTATAGTATAGGAAAGAAGTGGTGGCAAATTGATATCGGTGGTCTGGTTGTTAAATTAATTAGACTATAAACTAGTCAATGTAACCTCAGGTTAACCCAATGAAATTACCCTTTTATGACAATTGGCAAAAATGGACTGTCAATGATGTTTTATATAGCCACAGAAAAAATAAATCAGACCATTGGAATTTCTCAATGCGTAGATGCACTGATCCGATCGGCACACTAAAAGAAGAACTTTTTAACAATGCTAGCAAGATAAGAGACTATTACACCGGACCATTTGATGTGTTATATTCAGGTGGTATAGATAGCGAAGTAGTACTTAGGGTGTTTAAAGAATTAGGTATAAAGCACAATACTATAATTGTTAAGTACAAAAATGGATATAACCATAGAGAAATCACTAATGCAATCGAAACTGTAAAATCACTGAATATACCTTATAAGTTAATTGATTTTGATTTAGAAAAGTTCTATGAAACAGAAGCATATGATTTAAGTATAGAAAGTTCATGTATACGTGTAGGAAGAGCAACACACATAAAATTTTGTAAAGATTTTTGCGACAACATTCCTGTTATGGGTGAGGGTGATGTATATTGGCGCCGAGATTTAGGAACAGATTATAGTAAACCCTCAGCCTGGAGATTTATTATAGCAGAAGACTCTCACAATTGCGGGATGTTTATGACAAAGCTGGGTCGAGAAAACGTATGTGATTTCTTTGAGTTTACACCCAATGTCATTAAAGCATACAACAATTACCCACTGGTACAACAATTGTTAAATGACAAAATTTTAGGTAAGACTAGTAATTGGTCTAGCAAATGGTTGATATATAGAGATATATGGCCTGATCTAGTACAGCGTGTAAAATTAACAGGGCTTGAAGGTGACAAAGAACCGGGTTATATGCCTATGTTTGTAAAAGAACTACAGGATGTGATAGAAGCTAAAATTGGCTCCGGGGTCACGTATTGGTGCACCCCGGAAGAACTAGACAAATTCGTTTAAATCTTATTTTCTATATACCAATCAGCCCAGTGCTTTGATTGATCTTCCCACTTGTTAACAGTGCGCCTTAAGGGGAAATAAGGTCTTTTGATTTTTTCAATAGCAGCTATATCTTCACGATAAACGTCAACACACTTTTCCCAGTCCTCTTTTTCTACTTTACCTAAGTCAGGTGAATAGTAGAATTGCATATGCCAATTAAATCCATATTCTAGATTTGCATCATTTGGAGTAACTCTAGTAATTACAAGTTTTCCAGGCTCATACTCGATGTTAAAGCCCGGGTAAACGAATAGCCAAAATCCCTTAGACCCGTAAGACGTAGGATACATTTGTATAGACCACCCGTCTCCAAATTCATTTTCAATCTTTTCTAAAGGTGTTTCTAAACTTTGTCTAGGATGAACTCCGTTTTGACGAATATGCAACAAATCAGTCATTTGTTCCATAAGCCACAACCAACTTCCGTTGCTTGTACCTGTTAGACTATGACTGTAAGCCATTAATGGGGCTTCTCTTAAAATTTTAGACCATTCTGCATCTTCTGGTTCTGTAAAATTCTCATATAGAATACCTGTCTTGCTTAATGTAGCTTGACCGTGATGATGCATCTTGTAAAAATGACTGCAATATGGTTCTTTTTCTAATGGTTTACCTTCTAAGTCCCATGCAAACCCGTGCAGCTTACATACAACATTATTTACCATATCACCCGGTTCGTGCATTATGTATCCGCGGTGAGGACACTCCCTGCTCTTGATATCATATTGGTTATTGTTCTTTATTATGATCTTGTCTTGTAGCACAAAGTTACCATTATTCAATGCTGATGCATGGGCAAAAATGTTAGGTGGGTTCTTGAACATATGACTATTTCTCTCAGTGTGAAAATATAAGTAATTAAACAGTTGGAATTCTATTAAAATTATCAACATCACCAATGTAGAAAGCCGATGTATATGTTATTAATCCAGTGCCATCTTTATTTAAGTATTTTTTATCTATTGAATTATAAAAGTGTCTGGTGTCGGATGCAATCATTTCAAATGTTCTAGTAGACTTGTGTAAATCATAAAACCATTGGTCATGTTCGCCGAGGAATATTTTAGTAGGTTTCTCCGCTTGGAATATTGGTGTTGCCGTCGAGGGATATATAGTGGGGACTATTGCCCTTTCATACTTGCTATGTCGCATTCTTTTTTGAGCATCAGACATATTCTCTGTAATTGAAAGGTCATTTACATAACGACCAATGCTAGCGTCACTAAAAACTTTTTTTGTCACAACATGTGCTTGTTTAATAAGCATTTGAGTATGATATTTTGACCAATAAAATGCAATATTATAAACGTTAGGATATTCACGATCAAATACAGGCCTTGCAACGTTGATAGCTAAGTCACTGAATGCGATGTAAATCTTTTTATTTTTTGTAATGACAACCATTGGTTTGTCAATTCCGTAAATAAAACCTATCTTTTTTTCACTGTCAGCCAACTTAACAAGATGTTTTTGTCTTTCTAATCTATATCGGGCTATCCCTGAAGGATGCACCCAGTCTTCTGATCTGTATAACCAATCGTCTGATTTAAAATCTAGGATGTCTTGAAAATAATCATGCACTGTTATCTTAACATCAGGGTAGTCTATTGCAATTTGTTTAATAAATGGGATCTGTGTATATAGTGTTTCACTAATAGTATTTTTGTTAGAAGTATCGCTATTGTTGAAGTCAAAGTTACTGAGCCCACTAAGTGGAACGCTAGCAACTATCTCATCTATTTTGATGCCATTTCTTAGAAAGGTCAGCACTACATTTGAACTGTCAGCACCACCGCTACAAAAAACAATGATATAATCAAACTCCTCACGAAGTTGTTTAGCCCGTTGAACATAAAAATAATCTAATGATTCCGCTGGCTCTTCGGTCCAATTGAAGGTTTTAAATGAATCATTATTAAAATACCAAGACACCTCGGATTTTGTCTTGTTAGCTTCTATTATTGCATCAATCTTATGAATAAACCGCTGGCCTCCTACAATATAAAAATTGTCGTTATCGATATTTTTTTGCATCATTTAAATGTAAGTCCTAGACTTCATTGGATTGAATTCATCTCTTGGACCATCCTCACTATCCGGGTGAAATACGGCTAAGGACATCATTTGATTCTCTGTGCGGAATCTGTGAATAACGTGACGCTCTAGTAGAAATATAGTGCCAGGTGTCAAATCAATGTCATGGTCATTTAATGATGCTATGCCCTTACCTTTTAAAATAATTCCTATGCGTATAGAGGGATGGCTATGAAAAGTTTGGTTAATTCCTGCAGGGAAATACAAGTAGTTCAAACACGGATCTCCATTACGAGACGGATCAATTAGGTTTGTATTACTACAACCATCTATGTAACTCAAGTGACCTGGTTCGCTTGAGTTAATTATTGCAAACCTTTCTTCTGGTATTAAAATGCCGGGTGTTTCAATAACAATTCCTTTGCCTACAATAGTGAAGGAGGAATTGACACTGGCGGCAACAACACCAGTTACCGAGAATTTATCCCCGATTAATGTACCGTCTTCCATCAATATAAACCTAGTATGATCTGCTTTAGATATTTCAATCGAATCAGTAACCGGAATAATATTAACAACATGTTTTGATTTGACTAAAGTTGGTGAGTTAATTAATTTCATTATATAATTTCATCCTTATTGAATATTTGTAAACGATATCGTTGTGCTAATGTATGGTACATTATAACTGTATCTATAGGAACAGTTTTGAAATGTCCTGAAAAATAAAAAGAGTGAGCATTGCATTTGCAGTTGGCATTGGCAGGATATACCATGTCATAATAAACATCGTATCTTACCTCGTCCCTACTAACATGCATGTCAATAATTTTTTCTATTGTTTTTTGATGACTTAGTGGCCTGCGTGAATAGAAGTTATAGAAACCATTGTCTTCACCGTATATAATTAACATTTTTAACAATTCTAAGAAGTAAATATTATTGACCTTATAATTAATACCCAATCCGATGGTCTTACTTAAATGATTTGTAGCATACCAGGTTAACGAGTAATTTGGATAATATCCACCTAACGAATTTACTAGCTCTCCGTTAACAAACACTCCTGCTATTTTATTATCAGATGAATTGATTTTAACATCAAACAAATTCAACAAGTATTCATTTATTACAGAGTCTTTTTTGAAGCCCATAAAATTTTTATGACCTTCAATTATTTCCCTGTATTGGTCCTTATCCGCTCTTTCCAAAAATCTGTAAATTACGATATCAGTCATATAAATATTTATCGTTAGGTCGACATACTATAAATATTTATATGAATGTCATACTTTTAACCTGTGTTTCAGGTACATTATACCAACGAGCATTAGGTGCATACCAATTGGCATTTTTCCTCAGGGAACACGGGTACACCGTTCAAGTAATAGATTTTACAGATGAATTAAGTGAAAATGAACTGATTGAGGCACTCGATAATCACATAACATCTGACACCTTATGTATAGGTATAAGCACAACATTCTATAATGATTTTAATGTTGAAATATTTTCTTCAACCAGAGACTACAAAGCACATATACCTAAAAACATAAAATCTGCAATTGAATATTCCAAACAGAAATATTCAAATATAAAAGTGGTACTAGGTGGAGCAAAGTCATTGACAGGCGAGCACTTAGACTTTGTTGATTGTGTTATCCATGGGTATGGTGAAGATAAGATGTTAAATTTTTTGAACGGATTAGATAATAATCCCAAACGAATAAAAAATAAAATAATTACCTTAGGTCAATCAACATCAAAACAATTAATCATATATAATGACCCGTTAGATTGTAAATTTGACATACAGAAAAATAGCCATCGTTTCATTGAACAGGATTATATATTGCCCAATGAAACATTACCTATTGAAATTTCTCGAGGGTGTATTTTTAAATGCAAATTTTGTGCATACCCATTAACAGGTAAGAAAAAATTTGATTATATAAGAGACCCAAAACTCATTTATGATGAAATGATGTATAACTATGAAAATTTTAACACAACTAATTATTTTTTCGGAGACGATACACTAAACGATAGCACATTTAAAATAGAAAGCCTACATAAATCTATAACATCTTTGCCATTTAAAATAAAATTTACATCATATTTAAGATTGGATTTGTTACACCATAACCCGGAACAAATTTCTATGTTAAAGGAAATGGGACTAGCAAGCCCGTTTTTTGGTATTGAAAGTTTAAATCAACGATCTGCTTCTAGCGTAGGTAAGGGAATGGATGTTAATAAAGTAAAAGAATTTTTACTTGAGTTGTATAATGATCATTGGAACAAAGAGATTCCAATATACTTATCATTAATTATAGGTCTCCCATACGAAACAGAAAAATCTATGAGAGAGACATTTCAATGGGTAAAAGAGACAGAACTTAGTGCTAGTTTTCAACCACTGTCTATATTATCACAATCTATTTACAAATCAGAATTTGAGAAGAACATACAGAAATACGGATATACAGTAAAAGAAAATGGTTACTGGGAAAACGAGAACATGAATGTTAATCAAGCCGAGGTCTTATCTAAAGAATTCAATGAGACTTTATTGTTTAAATCTAGACCGGCTAGCTGGTTTTTAATGACGTTATTAAATCATAATATGACGTTAGATCAATGTAGTAGCATGACAGTTAGTGATTTAAATTGGACTAAGATAATTCTTGCCAAAAAGAAAAAAATAGCAAAATATAAATCACTATTACTCAGAACCTAAAAATAATACTGAATGATTTTCCTATCAACGCCTCTATATCTATTTCCCACCACCGTTCATGTAAATTCAATTTCTTAGCATCTCGATGATGATTGTTGTGCCAGCCGAAACCCATTGTTAAGAATCCTAGTACTAGATTATTGTGGCTATCATCTAGTAGGTCGTGGTTTCTATAGTTACCAGGAATGTATTTCAAGTGGAGTATAGAATTGATTAACCCGAATTTTATAAGTTCTAGTACGTAACTTGCCGACCAAAGCAAAAATAATTCTGGGCTTATAACATACATGAGAACATAAAATAATACATTAATTTCAATAAAGCGTTTTGATGGGTTACTTATATCAGGATCACGCAATGTTTTTATGGTTAATATCTTAGAACTGCGGTCATCAAACACACTGTTAATTATTGCAGGTCTGAACATCCAGAAAATTATACTATTCCACAATCCATTTTTTGGGCTATGTACATCATTTTTTTGGTCACTATTACGGTGATGGTGTAAATGTTGTACTATCCAATAGAAAGGTGTACTATATCCTGAGATAATAGTATAGTATGAAAATAGTTTTCGTGAATAAGGACCAACTGTAAATTGATTATGAGCGAAATATCGATGACCTACAACACCATTACCAATAGTTCTAAATAACCAGACTGGTATCAGTAACCACCAATAGCTTATATAATAAAAAGATACAAGACCTAATATCGTTAATATAATGCTGAAAAAAACGTATGAACGAGTATTTGTCATTTTGAAAGAAGTTTAATAAAAAAGTAGCTACCGTCGAATTCACCTCTCGCTACTGCCAGATTGTTTAGTCTAATATTATCATGGTGATTTTTGTGCAAGGTGCTCCCACCAGATATCCAACTTAAAATTTTATTATTTCGGCTAGTGAACTCTGACCCGTTTTTGTGGTGCAAAAATGCATTTACTAACATTTCGCTATGAAATGTTAAGGCACATCCTAACAATGTGCCGGTGAACACGTTGAAATCTAAGATTAGTAATATCAATAGTCCAATCAAAACAATGTGCTTGGAGTATTTATTAATGGTCAATAAAGTTGTATCTCTTAATAAATCTTTAACTGTAATTAAATTAAACTCTCGTAAATTGAATAACCATAATATATAGGCATGTAGTAACCCATCAGAAGGTGTATGGGGGTCATTTATCGTATCGCTATTTGAGTGATGTTGTCTATGTATTTGAGCCCAAGTAACAGGTCCGCCCATTAATCCAAAACAGCTTAATATTGCAATAAAATATTTTATCACATTGTTTTTTGGTGTCCAGTTTTTGTGAGCGAATAACTTATGAGTTCCCGCCTGTATACCTAACCAATATATAAGAACATAACTAATAGCCATGGATAATAGAGTAACAATCCAATTCGACACATAAAATAAAGAAATTATCATAGCGAATTGTAGTGGTAGGTTAAACCAAAAATAGTATTGTCGGCTTTCTGTCTTTAAAGAACTCATTTTAAAAATCTTTCTACTAAAAAAGCACATAAATCCCATTCGAATGGTTTTTTAGTAAATGCAAAGTCATACTCTCCCGGTTTAGCATGATGGTTATTATGCAAACCTTCTCCCAATGTCAGCCAATTCCACATATGACTATTAACCGTAGAATCTGTGGTTTCAAAATTTCTATAACCCTGACTAGGCAAATGCAGAGGTAAACTTAATACGGCTGAAGACCACCAACTAAAACCAGCAGGCAACATATAGCAAAATAACACCAGTTTAGGATCGATCAATGCTAACAACAGGATGTATAAAAAGATTACTGCAAAATAATATTTGTGTAACCACATTAATGTTGGGTTTCGTAGCAAGTCTTTTATACTTCCTACAGAAGTCTTCTCAGAAGGATCTTCTTTATACCAATGCCAAAAACTTCTCCAATACCCTATCTCATGGGGACTGTGTAAATCCTTGCCGTTATCACTATTAGCATGGTGATATCTATGTACAGTTACATATTGTAGAGTACTACCAGTAGTGCTTAATGTAGCAAGTAAGGCAATAAACTTTTCCTTCCATTCAGACATCTTGAAACTCTTATGTGTAAAGTAACGGTGTTGACCGATACTAGCGCCGAATTTACTAACAAACAGAATTCCAAATAGTGCTGCTAGGTAATACCCTAGGCTATTTACATATATTAGATATATAACTATTGGAATTATAGCCCATGTATTTAATTGTTGTATAATTCTAAGCAAGATAGTATTGTTCATAACTTCTTAATCATAAAAATTTTTTCGATCAATATGCCAGGAAAATCAAATTGTCCCTTAGCCATAACATATGAATATGCACCGGGGTTGTGGTGATGATTGTTATGATATCCCTCATTCCATGTTAACCATTTTAAAAATGTGTTGTTACTACTATTATCCTTAGTATTGAAGGGTCGTGTCCCAAACTCTGGCCTATGTCCTAATACATTGACTAATCCAGCTGCAATGAAATTATAAATCACATTAAAACTTAAAAAATACCCAGTGAGTTCAACCCCTAATGTAACTAACAATAATATCAGTAACGCTATATTTAAAAGAAAATAATTTCTGTGTATCCACTTGTGTACCGGGTCTTTTATTAAATCTGACACTAACTTAGCTTCAATGCTGTAATTTTTATTTCGCACGTAGAATACAACTTTCCACCATGGTGTAGTAATGTGTGGGTCTCGTTCAGTATCACTGAATGCGTGATGTTGTCTATGAATTCCTGAATACGTTATGCTTGATCCATATAATAAAGGGGTGCTAAAAAAATGTAAAATCATTTCTTTAAATTTTGTCGTCTTGTAGCTCTTATGACACCACAGTCTATGCAATGCAACTTCATTACCAATTGCATTAAAAAATTTCGCAACGGCCCAACCGAATAGAAGAAAGTACCAATCAAAATGAGCCACTAGTGTATACGATACTATAATAGCATGTACTGCTATCATAAACATTAATTTTGCGTGAAACGATACCTTCATTTTTTAATCATCCTAATGAACAAACCCGGCGGGTCAATTTCCCACCATTTTTCTCCCTGTTTCCAAGACCCGGGATGGGCATGGTGATTATTGTGCCAACCTTCACCTAGACTTAGAATATTAGCAATCCAACTATTTTTCGAAGTATCTTTTGTTTGATGTGTTTCGTATCCATGGATGTGTCCAATGACCGTAACAGATGCGACACCGTTTAAACAGCCGGTTGCGGGAATCGCATATGCGAAAATTATTAAAAGTGGATCGATAATGGCTAAAATAATTACATATAAGAAAATTACCTTGAAGTAGTGCTTATGTAAAAAAACGATGACGGGATCTTTAATAACATCAGCAATGTACTTTCTTGAAATATCGACTCTTTTCCAGTTATACGTGTATGCTTTAAACCACCCTATATGTCTTGGACTGTGAGGATCCATCTCAGTGTCGGCATGTTGGTGGTGATATCGATGTACCGCTACCCAACTAATAATAGATCCTAATGTTGCTAAAGTGCCAACTACTGCTAAAATTATCTCCATTGGTCTGTTAGTTTTATAGGAACGGTGGCTAAAATATCTATGGAATCCGGCATTTGCGCCTACTATTCCAAATAGAAGAAAACTAAAAATAGCTATACTAGCATAATACATCCCAGGATGTAATACCAAGTAGACAATGCCAACACAACTTAGAGTCGCATTTAACAGTTGCAATAGTTTTATTTGATGATTAAAGTTTCGTCGCATCTTGTATTTATTTAAAACATAGAATACCTTCAAATAAATATAGCAAAGGGAAGTTAATAATGTTCAACGTGGTTTGTTTGTATGTAGATGAATCTACAAATGGTATATTAAGGTGTGTGGCTTTTGACGGTACTTTTGTTCCTCCGGATTTTTATCCTGCAAGAGTGCCAGGCTACAGTACCAAGTATCACATGATAAGAGAATATTCCCGCGCAATAACAAATGAATATTATTTATATGAATATGATTTAACGTACGGAGTCAAAAAACACGGTAAATTACCAACCCAAGAAGAATTAGATAATATTTTAATTTTAAATAAGAAATTTGAGTGTATTGAAATTTTGTTTAGGACAATGGTCACTTTTAATAAAACAACAGTCAATGACTTTTATCATTCAGAAATGGTTAAAAGTATCATTGATTATGAAATGAAAAATGAATTAGCCGGTGACTCTGGTAGCTTAACTGATTTTCTAATGAATGAACAACAATTAGATTTTTCTACTTTTAAGACACTACACGATTTACAATCTAAGTTTATTTATGAAAAAAAGAAGGACTTATACAAGAGTATGATGATCGGACAGACTAATATATTTAATAGTTCACAACCATCAGTAGAGCTTACATCTGAATTATTCAGAACATATTATCTAAAATAAAATGTCATTATTACTATTTTTTCCGCAAATAAGCAGCTTATTTAAACCACATCATTGGACAGGATCTATGAACATTCATAATCCTCCTCTATATTCTACTATTAGTAGGTGCGAGTACAAACCTGATATTTTTGATTATAAATTAGTAGTGCCCTCTATATCAGAAGTTGCCGAGTATGATAAACATACTCATAGTTTTTCTGACCTCATGGACCTTCGTAGTTTGGATTTACTCAGTAAACAAGAGCGATGTTTTATACTTTATAGCGGTGGGGTTGATAGTACTGGTTTAATGGTTAGTATTATGAAAAACTGGTCTAAAGAGGATCAGAAAAGAGTAACTATCGTATGCACCCCTCATAGTTACTATGAGTTCCCAGACTTCTTTAAAGTGTTGAATAAAAATTTCACAATAGAATTGTGTAAAAATAGTTATAAAACCTACACTAATCGCGGTATTTTAGTTACAGGAATACAAGCAGACCTTTTGTTCCCCCATAGTTGGTGGCAAGATAAAGCATGGAATCTAGGGGAAGATGTTGTGTTTGGTAACTATAAGGACAAGATGCCCTTATTATTTGAATATATGTTTCCAAATTTTGGAAAAAAAGTGTTTGAATACTACCATGAGATAGTAGTTAACCCTGTATACGAAATTAATAATGTTGCTGATTTTTGCTACTGGTTTTGGTTTTCTCAATATTACCAAAAAGTAGCATTATTATTATGGCAGGCCCAAGGCGCGATAGATGATAAACCGATGTTTGACAGGATTTTTAATTTTTACGATTGGCCTATGTTTGAAACTTGGAGTATTGCTAACGCAAAAGCTATTGTGACCTCTGAATTGCCACTAGTTAAGAAGTCCTTAAAGGATTATATAGTTCAATACACTCATTTACCTGACTATTATTATAAACCTAAAGTTCCTAGCAACGGAAACACTCATAGCGGCAACCGATATAATATCGGTTTAGACGAAGATTGGAATTTGATTTCTATGCAGGAATCTCTAAAGTATTTGAAAAATTAATTCCTTTCAAAAAAATCACCGGACTCTATAACAATGTTGTCTGGACTTAATATTTTCCAAAATAAATGCGTTCTGATGATACCGTTTTCAGCGCAATATAAAGATGCCTTTATGTTAGTGGTCTCTAAGTCCGGTGATGAATAAATTTCAGAAGTGGTGTACTCATTAACTATATTAAATTCACTAGTTCTTGTTAGGGTCAATTGATCTAATGATTCTTCATAAGTGGTACTTATAAATATACCGTTATCACTCCAAATTTGCAAAGTTGCTAGATCGTCTTGGTCAAGTTGGTACCATTGTATATTTATATTTGGTCTTACTAATACTCGTATTAATTGTAGTCTGTTCATTTTATGCTCCGTTAATCTATTATTTATCATATTTGTAATTGTTGTGTCTGTATTAATTTTGATTTTGGGCAGATAGTTGAAAAAAAGTGTTGACAACTATTCCTATCTCTGTTATACTTCAGTCATGAATTGAGAAATCGATTCAGAAAAGAATTTTTGAAGTTGGGTAGATAGTTGAAAAAGGTGTTGACACTAATTCAATTCTCTGTTATACTTCAGCATGAATTAACAAAAGGCACAAAAAAAGCGCCTTAAAAGACAATTTTTTTAACCAGGACTAAATAGATTTACTATGAAAAACATTTGCATTCAATCGCTAAAACATACGGGTCAGTGGCAGATAGCCTCTTTGACACCAGTGTTAGCCTTTGTGGGTAA